ATTGTCAGCACCCGTGAAAGCCGTTTGAGCGGCAGAGGCCGTGTACTCGAACGTAACCAAACTGACAACACTCGCAGCCGACGCTGCCAACCAGCCAGCACCGTCATACACACGCATCTCTTGAGCGGTCGTGTCGTAGTACAACGCTCCCGTCACCAGCGCGTCACCGTCATTGTCAACCGTCGGGGCCGACGCTTTCTGGCCTAAGTACCTATCATCGAACGAGTCATACGATGCGGCAGCAGCCGCAGCAGAGTTCGCAGCACTTACCGAACTGGCAGCAGCGTTCGTCTCGCTAGTCGCAGCGTTCGTGGCAGACGTAGCGGCATTAGTCTCAGACGTTGCGCTCGCCGTCTCGCTCGCCAATGCCGCAGCCGCAGACGCAGCCGATGAAACCACGTTCGCGTTCGTCGTGACAACATCAGCCGCCGTCGAAGCGGCATCAGCATTTGTTGAGACGACATCAGCAGCTGTAGCCGTTTCAGAAGCGGAGGCATTGCCTTCACTTACGAGAGCAGCGGCGGCGGAAGCCGCGCTTGCAGCCGCGCTTGTTGCAGAGTTAGTGGCCTGAGTAGTGGCTTGAACCAACTGGCTAGACATGCCCGTCTCAGCCCAGTTCTTCGTCACCGCATCCTGCGCCAACGTCGGGTCAGCAAGATCCGTGATCTTGTTCGACCCAGCATCCAAGTCGCCACCAAGAGCGGCAGAAGTCAGAGTCTTGTTCGTCAGCGTCTGCGTAGTGTCAGTTCCAACAACGCTCGACGACGCTCCGATGTCGTGAACATCGGATCCCGCAGCCTGATGGCTGCGCTGATCCGTGAAGTCCAGAGCAATGACACCATGCTCCACCGCCGTGCCAGCCGAGTGCGTCCGCGCCGACGTTCCATCAACACCTCGCGTCACCGAGAAGGCGGAGCCGACTTGTCCGGTCACCGTCACAATCTCTTCGTTCGCTGAGTCCTTCTCAAGGATCAGCGTGTACGGGTAACTCGACGGGAAGCCACTAGACGAGGCGACATTGATCTGAGCGTCACTCACCCCAATAGTCGACGACAGTGTCGTCGTAACAGCCGTCGAGCTGTAATACCGAGCAGGAGTTCCCATGCGTTACCTCGCGTATTGAATGATCGACAAGTAGTTGTCCTGCTGCTTCGCCTTCTCCTCATTCAGGCGAACCGTGAACAACTGGTACAAGTAGCGAGACACCGAAGTGGACTCGCCGGAAGGAACAGGCGCATCAACCAGATCAGCCGCCGGAGTACGAGCAATCACCTTGCCCGGATCCACCGTCGAGATCAGCCGCCACATAGCGCCAAGCCGGATCACATCCTCCGAACTGGCCGGTAGGCCAGACACCGTCGAGAACTCATCCGTTGCGGCAGACAACGCCGTCGGGTACTTCGCGTACTGCACGCGAACCGTCCGACCCGGCGTCGGATACTCGTTCAGCACAATCGCTGAACGCATCGACGAGTCACCAGAGACACGGAAGTTCCGGTCAATCCGGTAACGCTTAATCAAAGGCCAAATCTCAGTCGAGTCCGGCGCGTCAAACGTCACACCCGTTATGTCCTGAAAGTCAGACGGCAACGCGTATGCATACACCGAGCCGTCGAAAGTGAATTCGTGAGAAGCCAACGCCCTAAGGTCGATCCCCTTGATCGTCTCGTTGATTGCACGCTTAATCTGGTCACGAGGGAAGAGCGGGTTGTTCCGCACCAGCGTGTTCACGCTGTGCGCTGCAGCAGTCGTGCCACGGAACCCACGACCACCCGGAAGAACAGTCGCCGTGCCAGCCTGCGAGTTAACGCTCTTCAGGTAAACCAGTTCGTCACCGACCTCAACCAAGCCCTTCGACAACGCTGACGTGTCATCAACAGTCAGCGTCGTGTCCGCATCGGTGGCTGCCTGCAGCAGCACCGTGATCGACTCCTGTCCGCGAACATACGAAGACACCTCAGAGAGAGTGTCTTCGATCATTTGGTTGAAGTTGCTCACGCCTGTACCGCCTTACCGAGGCTGTCACTAGCGCGGACAGCAGAGTTGATGTCTTTCAACTTCGTTGACCTCGGCTGGATCCCGTCCTTACGGGCACTGCGGTACGCGTCCAGTTCCTTGTCGTTCGCGTGAGACACCGCACGAATGTGCATGTCTTGATACGACAACGTCGACGCTTTGCAACCAAAGCAACCCTCGACGTACTCCGGGTGCTTCAGCACACGATGTAACGGCATCACAACTCCGAGATGTATTCCGCGAACCCAGCAGCCGTCAGTTCGGTCGCCAGCTCGTCAGTGATTTCAATGTCAAAACCCCCACGCAGCACAACGTCACACTGCGCGAGGAAGTCACCCTGTGGCGTCATAACTGTCAGCCACTGGCCGTCCTTCTTGACGACCGTCTTCGCGTCGTACCACGACGTCCACCACAGAGGGTCTGGCCTGCCACGCTTGACCTCAAGCGTCGGGCCTCGCCACAACTTAGCCATGCTTCGCAGCCCACGCGTTCGCCACGGCGGACGGATACTTCTTGAACTTCTTCTTCGCCGCAGCAATCTGCTTCGGCGTCAACTTCTTGCTGCGCTTTTTCGGGTTCGGCTTATTCCAGAACTTCTTCTTGGACTTCACTTCTTGTGTTCGACCTTCTGCTTCGGGATGTTGCCGTTCTTGGCGTTATTCCCCGGAACCATCGCGTCGTTCACGTCTTTGCAACCACAAGAGGCGCACATTCTTTTCTCCTTCGATGCGGGAGGGAGCCGCTTGTGGCGACTCCCCCCCAACACGATCTAGAGGGTTAACTAGATGCTGGACTCGCAAGTGATGACGTAGCGAGCCTCGGGCCGGTAGATGTTCCAGCCGAGCAATCCCTTGTAACCGACGCTCCTGAAGCGCATCAGCTTGTCGGTGATTGGTGAGATGACCGTCTTCGGTTCGTAAGAGACAGCCTCAAGCAGAGCCTGCTTGCCCATCACGATGACCTTGTGGTCACCAGAAACGGTCTCGACGCGAGGCGATTCGATGAACTTCACGCCCTCGTACACGCCGACCTCACCGTTCCAGATGTTGCCCACACCGGCTTCGGTGTAGGTGTGCGGCTCACGCCACACGTTCGCACCGGACGCAGCGGCCTCCGAACGGAGGTCGAAGGAGGTGTCCGGGTGCAACATGCCGACGTAGAACGCACCGTCACGCGGTTGAACCGAAGCGGCGCGGAGGCGAGCGACAGACTTGCGAATGTCAGCAGCCTTCAACTGTGCATCGGAACCAGTAACAGTTCCACCGACGGTCTTGTCCTCACCGTTGACCGTGGTCTCATCGTCAGCGGTCGTGCCAGCGAAACGACCAGTCGCCAGACCAACGAGGGTCTGGTACACCAGTGCGTCGAACGAATCCCGCATGTTGTAACTGAGCATGTCAGCCACTGCAGGGTCGATCGCGGACAACGACTCAAGAGCGAGACGCTCAGTCGTGGTGACGGCATTGCCGTACTCGTTAACAGTCACCTGAACCTTGTTGGTGTTGTTGAGTGCAACAGCACTAACGTCCGAAGTCTCGGTCAGCGGGGAGCTGATCCGAGAAAGGTCGTTGTGCAGTTGGAACACAACAGTCGCACCGGGGTTGGTGACATCAACAGGCCGAACATCCGCGAACTTGCGGAACATCGGCTCAGAGCGCAGATTGAACTGCACATACTTGTCATACGCTGTCTGAATAAGGTTAGTCAGCGTACTAGTTGACGTGTCAGCCATTGTTGGCTAACCCTTTCTGTGAGATGTTGTTAGGACTGTCAGCCCTTGAGGATCGCCGCCAACTCCTCTGGAGTTGACGCGTTCTGGATCTTCTGTTCCAGACTTTGACCCACAGTCGGGTCAATGCCGCCTTCCTCTACCGCTGACATCAACGCGGCGGCTTCATCGACAGTCGACGCTTCTTCCGTCGACTGCTCCTGTTCTGCTGGTTGAGCGCCGAAGACCTCTCCGTACTCCTTCAACCATGCGGCTAGGTCGTCTTCGTCCTCGACATCGTCGGGAACAAATGAAGCGATCTTGGCGTTGAAGCCCATCTCGGTGAGAGACTCACCGATCTGCTCCGTGCGAGTTTGAGTCATGTATTCCTCAAGCATCTCGTCACGCTCTTTAAGAGCAGAAGACATTTCCTTCAACTGCTTCCGCAGTTGCTTCACCAAATCGCCACCCTCGTCATAGTCGAGGTCGTCGTACTCAGCCATTTCATCTCCCTGTTGTTCCTTGTTGGATGCACTCACCCGCACACGCGCATGGGGGTACGCGTGTGGCTGTGGCGACTATCGGTCTCATTTACTCTCACCGGGGCCGACCGATCCGGTTGAGGGTGGACGTGTCCAGAATCGAACTGGAGTTAAGGAACCAACGCGGGAGTTGTCACCCCGAATTACGGTTCCTTCTAACCTGTCACGCCCGGACGTTTACACGTCGGTTCGATCACGCAGGGACGACTTACCCAACGCGCTCTGCTTACTGAACTGCGCTCGCTCTTTCGACGCGAACCTGCGGCGCTTGCGACCTGCACCCGCACCGCCAGCAAGACTCAAGTCCTCACGGACGATGTCCTTGAAGTCCATCGCCTCGCTGTACAACTTGCCCAAACGCTCAACAGCCGGGGAATCCTCTGCTGCCTTATCGAAGGCAGCCTCGGTTTCCTGCTT